ATGATTGAAATACCTTTGACGAACGACTCCGCGCAGACTTTCACGATAGCCATAGAAGATGTGATATACAGCTTGCGAGTCTCTTTTAACACTCGGGCGGGATACTGGACTGCGGACTTTTCAACTTCGGGGGCACCTTTAATTATGGGAATTCCACTTTTAGGGGGCGTAGATATAGTTCAGCAATACAACATCCCATTAACTAACATGTTTGTTGTAAACACGGCACAGCCCAACCAAGATGCGACAGTTGAAAATCTAGGGGATATTGTAAAGCTAGTGCTATTAACTGATGAAGAGTTAACTTTCGAGCCTGAAGATGAGCAGACAGTATAAACGCAAATACGAGCTTACTATAATCACGACATCGGGACAGTCAAAGACCCTTGACAATTTGCGCATACAATTCGAAGTGACAAAGAGTCTTATAAGTACCCCGAACCTAGCTAAGATAACGCTTTTTAATGCGAATCAAGATACCTTAGCGTTACTACAAGCCAAGTATACCCAACTTATATTAAATGCAGGTTATGAAGAGTCGGTCGGCTTAATCTTTAAAGGCCAAATTCGGAATGTGTTCCAAGCCCGCCAAGGCATAGACATGACTACTATCCTTTATGCGGGTGATGGACAAAAAGCCTGGGATAATTCTATTTTTAATAAAACCTTTTCCGAGAATGTAGAAGCTCAAAAGATCGTCCAGGATGTGGCAAGATCGTTTAAAGATATTGTCGTAGGCACGCTTGAGGGCATCCCGAACATTAAAGATAAACTCCGGGGTACAACGTTGTCAGGAGCTTCGAAGGACATCATGGACGTCTTAGCTAGGGAATATGGATTCTCTTGGAGCATACAAGACGGTGCGGTAGTCACATCGAGCCGAGATCAACCCTTATCAACTACTGAAGCTGTAGTGATTGAAGGCGCTACGGGGATGCTAGGGATCCCCACAGTCACCGAGACAGGGGCTAAGGTCACAACCCTGTTAAACCCCAAGCTTTTGCCACATGCGCCTTTTGAGATACAAGCGACTTCTGCGCAAATCGGACTTAAGAATCTAGCTTTTAGAGACGCATCAACGGTAAGAACTTCAGCGAATGGTTTCTATAAGACTGTAGAAGTTGTTTTTTCTGGGGACACCCGGGGCAACAATTGGCAATCTACAGCGACAGGGTGGACTTTGTAATGTCTGACGTCATTGACCTCACAACTTCAATAGCTACGCTGGCATCTGCGATACAGACAGGTATCGACAGTAAGTTAAAAGAAGTTCATACACAAATGCCAGGGATTATTGAGACGTTTGACCCTGAGATGCAGACAGCTAAAATTCAGCCTGCTATCAAGCGAGTATTTAGAACTGGAGACGGCGAGGCGGAGTTCTTAACCCCGACAGCGCTACCACCCTTGATCAACGTACCGATCGTATACCCTAGGGGCGGAGGTTTTAGCTTGACCTTTCCAGTCAAGACCGGGGACGAATGTTTAATACAATTTTGTGAGAGGGCTATCGATGGATGGCACGAATACGGGAAAGTCCAAGAGCCTACTAGCCGGAGATTTCACGCGTATGCCGATGCTGTGGCCTTTGTTGGTTTATCCTCAAAGCCAAATAAAGTACCAAATTACAGCCCAGATAGTGTACAATTAAAGCATGACAATGGTGATGTTACGTTATCGCTAAACCCTGACGGTACTTGCGATATTACAGCCGATAACGGGATCTCAGCGACGAGCAGCACGGGCGATATCTCAGTAACTGCGGATCAAGGAAACATAAGCGCAAAGGCTACTGCGGGGAATATTGAAGTCGAAGCCACAGCGGGGCAAATTGATGTTACTGCCGGGACTTTGATAAACGAGACCGCACCAACTATTAATTTAAATGGTAACGTAAACATCTCAGGGTTGTGTACGATGCTTGGGGGCTTCATAGCTTCCGGTGGGTCAGGGGGACAGATGAACGGGGATCTACATACCAATGGAGCCTTGACAAACAACGGGGTTAACGTGGGCTCCTCGCACTCACATAATCAAGCTAATGACTCGGCAGGTAACTCCGAGCAACCTGTGGGGGCACCATTTTGATATCTAGAGCGCTCAATAGCCACAATGATATATTTATAAAAGACGGTCGCTTTGCGGTCACTGACGAGGCCGCAGAAGTATTGCAGCACGTCCGAACCCGATTACTGTTCTACCTCGAAGAGTGGTTTTTAGATCTGAATTCGGGTACACCTTGGTTTCAAAACATATTTACACGGCCTTTGGATCTCGCGGAAGCCGAATCAATTATTAAATCTAGAATCCTAAACACTCCGGGAGTGCTAAAGTTGACAAGCTTTGTGTTTAATTTCGACTCTAACACCCGACAAGGTGATATCGTATTTAGCGCAGAGACGACCTACGGGACTATTGACAGCGAAAAGGTATACTTAAATGTCTGAATATGGCGTGACCCCTGAGGGCTTTGTTAGAAAGCGTTTAGACGTAATTTTACAAGAATTAAACGCCGAGATGAAGGCTATTTTTGGGGAAGAGCTAAACTTGACCCCTGAATCCCCCGACGGGCAAGTTAATGGCGCAACGTCGGAAAGCTACGCCAATTTGTGGGAACTCTCAGAGCTTTCATATAATGCTAGAAACCCTTCTGCGGCTGTCGGGGCGGCACTATCAAGCTTAGTACAGCTAAACTATATCACTAGACTTCCTGCGACTCGAACAACCGCAGATGTAACTTTAGGCGGCACTCCCGGGGCTGTGATCCCTGCGGGTAGCCTGATGAGCGCGAGCGCTACAAATATAAAGTATGAGACTACAGCAGAAGCAACCCTTGACGGCGGAGGCTCTGCGATAGTCGAGGCTAGAGGGTTAGAGTTCGGGGCAATATCGTGTCCTGCGGCATCTATAGATACGATAGAATGGAGCGCTCAGGGTGATAACCCTGTGGTAGGCTGGTCAACAGTTACAAACGTAGCCGAAGGCCTTATAGGAACCGAAGCAGAGACAGACGTAGAGCTACGAGCTAGAAGACAGAGAAGTACTAGCACCGGAGCCCAAGCGATACTCGACGCGATGTTTGCAGCTATAAATAATATCCCTGGGGTTACGAACTTAACAATTTTAGAGAACGATACGAACGCGGTAGACGCGAATGGCCTGCCACCCCACTCCTTTGAGGTCATTGTGGTTGGTGGAGATGATCAGACGATAGCAGATACAATCTGGGCTAAAAAATCTACGGGCTCAACACCTGCGGGGACTTCTGACATTGACATTGTAGACTCTCAGGGCATCACACATACTATGAGATTAACGCGACCTGCACAGATCGATATCTACGTTAAAGTGACCGTTACAACTTTCGCGGACTACCCCGCAGACGGCGACGACTTGATTAAACAGGCTATAGTAGACTATGCAAATGGGGAATTGATAGCAGGGCGTGGCTTCTCCGTAGGGGATGATGTTATATACACCCGCTTATACACACCAATAAACTCAGTTCAAGGCCATGAGATTGATGAGCTTCTTATAGGCTCTGTATTCCCTCCGGCCTTACAAGATAATATTGCTATCGGGATAGAAGAAGTTTCGCACTTCACGATAGCTAATATCGAGGTCGTATCATGACCGAAGTGATAAAGCACGCAGATCTAGCACAAAGTCGATTAGCTACGCAGTTTAGAGAGGCTACTAATCTAATTAACTACTTGCGTACTTTATTATCTGAATCGGATGAGCTCGAGGGAGTTCTCCAAGATACGCTTAATAACTTAAGCATTGATGATGCTGAAAACTTTGACTTAGATGTGATCGGGGACATCGTAGGACAGCCAAGGGTTTTTATAGACGCGGACGGCCTCACGTACTTCGGGTACTTCGGGCATCCGCAGGCTGAAAGCTACGGTGATCTGTATGACCCCTCTGTGGGTAGCAGGTACTTATCTCTAGGTGAGCCTCCGGCGGGTTTTAGAGAGCTGTCTGACCCTGAGTATAGAGTGTATATCCGGGCTAAAATTGCGAAGAACCATACCCATACGTACCCCGAAGAGATGATTAGCCAAGTTAAATTTTTGTTTGGTGACGTCCCTGTGGATCTTTCCGAAGGTGTAATGACGTGTGATATACATATCGGCAGGAAGTTAACAGTTAACGAGAAATACTTACTAGAGTCGGGGATATTAGCGAAGCCTCTCGGCGTAGAAGTCACCTATACTTCAGATTAGACTATTAAATAAACGAGGGTAAACATGGCAGTTGATAAGCCAGATACAACACGAGTGTGGGCAAGTGCAGCACTACCCGCAGATATAGAAGATCCAGATATATCAAGTCCGGGTAAAGTTGAAGACGGGTACAGAGATGAGATCCCAGTCTATCAGCATCATAATTGGATCTTTAACGAAGCGTCTAAGTCAGCTAAGTATTTAAATGAGCAAGGCATAGGGATCTGGGATGCTGTAACAACCTTCCCTATAGGTGCGATAGTTAAGGGTTCGGACTTGAATCTCTATCAAGCTATCGTTGAGCAGTCCAATAATGACCCTGTAGGTGACAAGACAAATTGGAGGCCATTTGTTACAAGTACGACAGCCGGAGGCCGGAAAAACTTACTAGACAATGGCCAGTTTAGAATTTGGCAAGAGGGTACTTCTTTCAGCATAACCGGTAACACAGTGACCACCTCAGATAGGTTTGATATTACTTCTGCAGTCGGTACAACGCTCGTGAATCGGACACTAAATAAATTCCCGGGCTTCACCGATGATGTTGACTCATCTTTGACAATTGAGCCGCAGGCGGGTGCTTCTGGAGTGTCAATGATACAAAAAATTGAGGCACTTAATTCTTATTATTTAGCGTCTAAATCTGTTACGTTCTCGATGCTAATAAACACTAACGAAGCGATTACAGTAAACTTGAATTATAAAACACCAAGTATCCCGGACGATTGGTCTTCTGTTATATCTATAGAAGATACAATTCCAGTCGCGCTATCCGTAGGCGATAATGTTG